CGAGTTTCTTGGTTCGGTCGGCAGCACGGTTTCCGACGTCGCGCGGCTCGGCCAGAGTGTCGCGGGCGCGATCGACAACTCGGCGCTGTCCTGGGCGGACGGCTCGTGGTCGCTGCAACTGCAACCCGGCTCGTGGCGCGGCATCGGGTTCGTCCTCGATGCCGGAACAACCGCCGCCGGCCGGCGCGTGGCGATCCACGAATACCCGTATCGCGACGACGCCTGGGCCGAGGACATCGGCAAGCTGCCGCGTCGCTTCGCCATTCAGGCATTCATCGTTGGCGACGACTGCTACCAGCGGCGCGACGCGATGCTGGCCGCCTGTGAGCAGGCCGGCGCCGGTACCCTGGTCCATCCGACCATGGGCGCGATCCAGTGCGTGCTGATGGAGTTCGCCTGCGCCGACCGGCGCGAGCGCGGGCGCGTCGTCGAGTTTCAGTTCAGCTTCATCGTCGCCGGCGACGTGCTCTACCCCTCGACCGCCACCGCGACCGGGCAGAACGTGTTGTCGGCGGTGGCCAATCTGAAAACCGCCTCGGCGAGCGACCTGGGATCATTCCTCGGCGGCGTCGGCAACGTCGCCAAACAGGTGACCGCGACGGTCGGGCACTATACCGCGATCGCGACCACCCTGGTCGGCGACGCCTCGCGGATATTCAACTCCGTGCGCGGGCTTCAGGGCTTCTTCGGGCGTTACGCGACCGGGTCCCGCTCGGTGCTGCAACCGGTCACCGCGACCGTCCAGGGCGTGCTGCGCGCGACCACTACGGCGCGGACGCTGGTCAATACCTCGGCCTCCCTGGTCAACCACCTGGCGAGCTTCCTGTGAGCGCGCAATCCGACGCCTTCGCCGCCGCCGCCGCCGGCCTCGCGGACGCGCTCGCGGCCTCGGCCAATGATCCGGCCGACGCGATCCGCCTGCTGCTGCCGCTGGCCGGCTGGATACCGCCGCCGATAGCCGGCACCGGGCCGCTCGCCGCCAATGCCCGCGCCGCCCAGGACGCCATCGCGTCGAACCTGCGGTGCGCCGCCTGCGCCGCCCTGGCGGGCGCCTCACAGGGGTATCAGCCGGCCAGCTATCAGGACGCCATGGCCGTGCGCGCCGCCGTCTGCGGCGCCCTGGACGCCGAGGCGACCCGAGCCGGCGATGCCGGGCGCGACGCGACCTTCCAGGCGCTCCGCGATCTGCGCGCGGCAGTGGCGCTCGACTTCGGGGTGCGCGGCGCCGGCCTGCCGTGGCTGGCCGAGGTCGTCACCCGCACCTCGATCCCCTCGCTGGCCGAAGCCTGGACGCTCTATCACGACACGCCGCGCGAGCCCGGTCTGGTCGCCTCGGCCGATCCGCCGCATCCGCTGTTCATGCCGACCCGCTTCCCGGCGTTGAACGCATGAGCGAGGCGCACGGTGTCACCCGTCGCGGGCCGCCACCGGGCTCCACGGATATCCTGACCCTGACGGTCGGGAACAAGACGCTGACCGGCTGGCAACGCGTCTCGGTGACCCGGCCGCTCGCCGGCATCCCCGCCTCATTCGCTATCGAGGCAACCGAGAAATATCCGAACGCGGCCGAGGTGCCGCTCAATGCCGGCGACCCATGCACCGTGAAAATCGGCGCTGATCTGGTGCTGACCGGCTACATCGACCGTTACGAGTCGAGCATTTCGCCGGGGGCCCACACCGTGCGCGTCCAGGGCCGCTCGAAAAGCTGCGATCTGGTCGACTGTTCGGCGGTGGTGCTCAACACGTCCGCCGGCAGTCCGGTCACGCCGGGAATGCAAATCATGAACGGCTCCGCGCTGGCGATCATCCGCAAGCTCGCCGCGCCGTATGGCGTGACCGTTCAGAGCACCGCCGGCGAGGGCTTTATCCCGCCGCAGTTCAACGTCCTGCTCGGCGAAACCGTGTGGGACATAATCGACCGGCTGACGCGGTGGTCACAGATGATCGTCTACGACCTGCCCGACGGCTCGCTGATGCTGGCCGAGGTCGGCAAGGAGTCGATGGCCTCGGGCTTCCGGCTTGGCGACAACATCGAGGCCGCCAGCGTGACCTTTTCGATGGATCAACGATATCAGGAATACGAGGCGCACACGATGTCGAACATGTCGCTCGGCACCGACGCCGGCCCCAATTCGCCCGGTGTCGGCGAGATCGTCCACGACGAAGAGGTGCGGCGCTTCCGCAAGCTCTACATCGTCAGCGAGCAATACGTGCTCGGTCAGCCGATCGCGAAGGATCGCGCGCTCTGGGAAAAGAACCGGCGCTGGGGCCAGTCGTTCAACTTCACGGTGACCTGCGACGCGTGGCGCGACGCGAAGGGCGTGCTGTGGACGCCGAACATGCTGGTGCCGATCGACGCGCCGCAACTGAAGGTCGCCGATAAAAACTGGCTGATTGGCACGGTGACCTATACCCGCGACGAGAGCGGCCAGCACGCGCATCTCGGGCTGTGGCCGAAGGAAGCGTTTAGCGTCGAGCCGGCCGCGCCGCCGATGCTGGTGCTGCAGGACGATGTGAACCGCAACAACCCGACGAAGCCTGACGCCGAGACGCCGACGCCGCCGGTGCCACCGAAGGCGAAGGCGCCGCTCCCGCCGGGGCAACTCGACACATGAGCACCGCCGACCGGCTTTACCGGCGCGTGATGATGATGGTCGGGACGATGAAAATCACCGCGACCGACGACAGCGGGCCGGTGCACAAGGTTCAGGCGCGCGGGTTCGCGCCCGAGACGATCGACAACATGCCGGTGCTGCAAATCTACGGCTTGGCCTCGCACGCCATGCCGGGGTCGGACGCGATGGCGATATTCACCTCGGGCGACCGATCGAACGGTGTGATCATCGCCACCGGCAACCAGCAATACCGGCTGCGCGCGCTCAAATCCGGCGAGGTCGCGCTGTATGACAACAGCGGCAACATCGTGAAGCTGGCGGCGGGTGGGAACATCGAGATCACCTGCCCGACCAAGGTCAGGATCAAAACGCCGCGCCTCGAAGTCACGGGCGATATCGTCGCCGATTGCGACGGGACGAAAATCAGTCTCCGCGACCACCGTCACAAAGACACGCAACCAGGCGGCAGCCTGTCCGGCGTGCCGAACCCGACGCCATGACCGGCTGGATCGAGGCCGCCGGCCTGCCGATCCATGCGGAAGGCGTTACCAGAACGCGATGGGACAGCCCCGAGACGATCTGGGACGACGGCGCGACGGTCTGGGATTACCTGGCGCTCATTCCGCCCGCCCATCTGGCGGGCGATATTTACATCCTGTGGGACAACAACAACGCGCAAGGCGACTGGGCGCTGGCGGTGGGCGACCTGCAAACCGGCCAGGACCTCGAAACCGCCTGCCTTGTCTCGCTGTTCACCGACAAGCTGGCGACGCCGGACTTCACGCCGACCGATGGCACGAGTGACCGGCGTGGCTGGTGGGCCGACCCCTACAATGACCAGCCGCTCGGCTCGAACCTGTGGCAACTCGAACGCGCCAAAAAGACCCGCGACACGCTGGGCCTCGCGCGGCGCTACGCGGCCGAGGCGTTGCAGTGGCTGGTCGATGACGGCGTGGCGAAGTCAGTCGCCGTCAACACGGCATGGCTTGGCGCGGGCGTCTCGACCTTGCTCGGCATCGCCATCGCGATTACCAGGCCGGACGGGTCGGCGACGCGCTTCGTCTATGGCTGGGCGTGGGATGGCCTCGCCGTGCTGACCTCACCGGTTCGCGTGCCCGCTCCCGCTCAACGCGTGTTGGTGAGGTAAGTCATGCCATTCGCGCGACCCTCGCTCACCGCGCTGCGCAATCAGGCGGTGCAGGATATCGTTACCAGCGGCGTTCCCGGTCTCGACGGCCTGCTCCGCAACGCCGTGTTGCGCGTGCTCGCCTGGGTTATGTCTGGGCTCGCTTATAGCGTGTACGGGTATCTTGACTGGATTAGTCGCGAATCAGTGCCGTTCACCGCGACCGACGAGTTCCTCGAAGCCTGGGCCGCGCTGATCGGCGTCTACCGCAAGGACAGCACGCCCGCGAGCGGCTTCGCTCAATTCAACGGCGCGACCGGGCTGGTGGTGCCGATTGGCAGCACCCTCACCCGCCAGGACGGCACGCCCTACATCACGACCGGCGAGGCGGCCGTCGATACCTTCGGCGACGTGCTGGTGCCCATGGTCGCCGCCGTCAACGGCGCCGCGACCGATTGCGACGCCGGCACGCCGATCAGCCTCGACCCGCCGGTCGCCGGTATCAATTCGGGCGGCGTGACGGTGGGACCGACGACCGGCGGCGCCGACCAGGAAACCGACGACTCGCTACGGACGCGGATGCTGTTCAAATACGCCGCCCCACCGCAGGGCGGCGCCGCGTCCGATTACATCGAATGGGCGCTTGAGGTGCCGGGCTGCACGCGCGCCTGGATCGAGCCGCAGGGGTACGGGCCGGGCAGCGTCGTCGTTTATCCGATGTTCGATCTGGTCAACGCCGATCATGCCGGCTTTCCACAGGGCACCGATGGCGGGGCGACGGATGAAACGCGGCTGACGCCGGCGACCGGCGACCAGTTGACCGTCGCCGATCACATCTGGCCGCTGCGGCCGGTGACCGCGCTGGTTTATGTCGCCGCGCCCGTGCCGCTCGCCATCAACGTCACGCTCGCCGCGCTCGAACCCGCGACCGTCGAGATCGAAGCCCAGATTACCGCGTCGCTCGCCGATATGTTCCTCGCGGCCGGCGAGGTCGCCGGGACAATCTACCCGTCGCAGCTATACGAGGCGATCTCGTTGACGCCCGGCGTCAATCACTTCGTCATGACCGCGCCGGTCGCCGCCGTCACCGCCGCCGCCGGTCAGCTCCCCGTCCTGGGCACGCTGACGGTGACCTGACCATGCCCGCGCCGAGTTTCAGCGCCATCGATTACCTGTGGCAGTTTCAACGCCTGTTGCCACGCGGACGCGTCTGGCATCGCGGCTGGGGCACGATCCAGGCCGAGCACCTGCTGACCCTCATGCCGACGTGGTCGCGCCTCGGTGCCCGCGCCAACGAACTCCTGGCCGACGCCTTCCCCTGCACGACGAATGACCTGCTGCCCGAGTGGGAGGCGACGCTCGGATTGCCCGACCCGTGCACCGGCCCGCTGGACACGATCCAGGAACGCGTCGCCGCCGTGTGCACGAAGTTCAGCGCGCGCGGCGGGCAGTCGGTCGCCTACTTCATCGCGGTCGCCGAAAGCCTGGGCTACGAAAACGTGACGATCGACGAGTTCCCGGCGACCTCGCCAACGGTCGACGGCCCGGTGCATGAATGGCGGGTCAACATCTACACCAACACCACGACGATCTGGTTCCGCGCCGGGGTGTCGGTGGCGGGCGATCCGCTGGCGCGCTGGGGCAGCAACATCCTTGAGTGCACGCTGGAAATGTTGAAACCGGCGCACACGACGATCTTGTTCGCCTATCACGATCCGCCTTTGGAATGAGCAAGCCATGCACCGCATAGACAACTCGACCGCCGTCGCCGTGATGCCGACCCGCCAGCCCACGGGCACGGTGGGTTTCTTCAGCCAGGGTAGCCAGACGGCGGGCCAACTGGCGACGATCGTGGGACCAGACATCCTCAACGCGATCATGATGGAAATCGCCAACGTCATCACCAACGCGGGGATCACGCTCAGCAAGACCAACGACGCGCAGCTATGGCAGGCGATCAACGCGCTGATCAACGCCGCCCGCCTGGGCTTCGTGCCGGTCGAGCAAGGCGGCGGCACGTTGCAAGGCACCAACAAGGTTCATATCGGTTGGGGAGCGGACGGCAGCGGCCTAAGAGCGCAGATCGATGCTTACGATGCCGGGCCGCTCGCGTTCCGGCTGATCGAGCAAAACTGGGGCGCCCCGCAGCACTTTCTGGCGATCACCGCCACGGACGTCAGTTCGACCGGCAACGTGAACGCGAACGGTGGAAGTGTGTATGCCGGCCTGGATGTTACCGCCGGGCGAAGCATGAGCGCCGCTGTCGATGTTTACGCCGGGCGAAATCTGAGCGTGACCGCCCTCGCCACAGCCGGCGGGCTGCACAGCACGGGCGACCTGAACGTTGACGGCAATCAGCACACCCATGGCACCATTGGCTGCGATGGCGACTTCGCCGCCGGTCCATCGGCCACGGTGCATTGCTACGCTCTCAACTGTTCCGGCGGCGGGTATTTCGCCAACGCCTTGACCGGCAATCAGAACGTCAACGCTGGGCTCGATGTCGTCGTCATCAGCGGCACGGGCCGCAAGCCGGGTGGCGGCGCGTGGGATGTGCCATCCGATAGCCGCCTGAAGCAGCATGTCGCCGCCTATGCCGGTGGGCTGGACATCATCCGCCAGTTGACCCCGGTTTCGTTCAACTACCTGCCGGCGACCGGCTTCGATCCCGACGTTCGCCATGTCGGGCTGATCGCGCAGGACGTCGAGGGCATCATGCCCAACGCGGTGAAGTCCCTCGCGGTGGAAACCATGCCCGAGGCGACCGCCGCGTGGCATCCCGAAAGCGTCTCGACGTTCTACGCGGACCTGCGCGAGGTGCGCGTGACCAACACGAACGAAGCGTTCTACGCGATGCTGAACGCCATCAAGGAACTCGACGCGCGTCTGACGGCGGCGGGCATTTAACGGGAGACGCGCGATGAGCAACATCGATCCCTCGGTCCCAACTTATGGCGCGGCGACAACGGCAAGCGTGCGCGACAACTTTCGCATCGCCAAAGCCGAGATCGAGGCAATCATGGCGGCGCCGCCCGTGGGCGCGATCGTCGGCACGTCGCCGACCTCGACCGTTTACGAGCCGCTCTGGTGGGATTCAAACTCCGGCCAGCTTTTCGTCCAATACGATGACGGTTCGTCCATACAGTGGGTGGCCGCGAACAGCATCGACGCGAGCACGCTCGAGGGGAGTTTCCTGCCGCTGCCTACGGTAAACGCGGTTAATGACGCGGCGGCGGCCTCTGCCGGTGTGGCAATAGGCGGAACGTATCGCAACGGTAGTGTCGTCATGGTGCGGGTGACATGAACCCCACTGACCGTATCCCAGTCACCCTCGATGCCCAGACATGGGAAACCGTGCTGCGCGTGATCGCCCAGGCACCGGTGCCCTACGCCATCACCGCGCCTCTGATCGCGTCGATACAGCAGCAATGTGCCAACCACACCGGGGCGGACGATCCACAGCCGATGGTGCCGCGTGTCGTGATGAAGGAGGCCGGATCGTGATTTCATACGTCCTGCCACGTCTTCCCGCGCATGATCGCTTTCACGATGTTCCGGCTGACGCCGTAGTGGTTAGCGAGAGCGTGATAGGGGCGGCGCGGATCGTTTCGGATAGCACGAGCGGTTTCAGGCGTGACCACGGCCCTGCCGCTTACTCTGGTCACGACGGGAGTAGATGCTGCCTGGGGAAAGGAAACACCGCGTTTAATGGCACCGATCATTGGTCGAGTGACGGCGTAGTCCTTGGCTATTTCACCATAGCGGCGGGGATCGGCGCGGATCACCACGGCGTCTTCTACGGTCAGTTTATTCCAGCCGTGGCTTCGTTTGTTGGCGCACTGCTCCACGCGTGTCGCCCACTTGCAATTATCCGGCGAGTAGCCCCGCTCGTTATCGATGCGCTCAAGGGTCCACTGGTATTTATATCCAGGCGGTCGTGGACCCATATCAGCGATAAAGTTCGCGTAGTCGTTCCACCGCTCGCAAACAGTGATGCCGCGCTCGCCGTAGTTCTTGAAAGAATGATGGTCTGGGTCCGAGCACCGGGCGTGCATGTGGTGCCAGACGGTGTATTCGGGTGGTTGGGCCATGTGCGCCTCCTACGGGCGTTACGGTCAAGTGGTGGGACGGTGCTGAAACACCGTCTCGCTGCGACCATAGCACAAGAGGTATTCAATGCCCCCGCTTGATTTTCCTTCGCCGCCTACCGATGGTCAGATATTCAACGCTGCTGGTGTAAGCTGGATGTGGGACGGCACCAAGTGGACATCCGTGTTGAGCGCGGGTGGACCGTTCCTGCCGTTGGCGGGCGGCGACATGACCGGGCCGCTCAACTATGTCGCGACCGGTGGCACGGCGGAACGGTCAGCGCAGGACCGGTCGGCGCATACCATCAACGTC